ATAACTCTAGATACTGCAATAGGAATGTTGTAATCTTCTCCTGTTTCCTCTGCGTTTGCGTATTTGCCTATGTGAATGTCAGCAGGGTTAATTACCAATAGATGCCGACCTGCTTTGTGTTTGATTTTTGGATAGGTTGGTGCATGGTTTTCGATAAATGTATTGAGCCTGCCAAATATGCCCTTTTCATCTATTCCAGAATCCTCTTTTGTAACTACTGAGAACCTAAGCTCTCCACCCATGTTCTAATGCTTTACTGAAACAACGTCTTTTTTGTCAATCCCTCGCTCCTATAAATGTAAATCAAGAGCTGAATTGTCGTTGATGTTTTCTAAGGTGTTTGCTCTGTGCTTTTTAATTAGTTCAATCTCGCTAAGTTTTAACCTCATGCGATTCCAACCATCTTTTTTCTTTGTCATGCTTTAGAGAATACAGTGAAACATAATGGCAAGATAGCAACAAAACTTAATATAACGTTAAGTTGTGTTAAACCATTTGCTGCCATGTCTGAAACTGCTGCTGTAACTAGCACTCCACTTACTGAACGCTTTGCACTCCACTTCTTTTGACGTTGTCCCTCTTGAAAGACCTCGCTAATCTTTCCGACTGCTTTTGCTATTGCTCTCATCTTTATAAAGCCATTTTAAATAAAAAAATAAACAAACAGGTATTGATAATATCAAAGTTGTAGTTAGTGAACTTATTTAATCTTATCGTATATAAACAAGTTAATGATAGTATCTAATCTTCCGAATACTGCGTTATCTTTTTCCGTTGGTGTAAGGTTAACAACAACCTTAATAAAAGCCAACAAACCGATTGTAAGCTCTCCCCAATTTTGTGCAATAAAATCAATCATAATAAAAGTCTAAACAAATGAAACAAAAAGGTAAATATAAATAATGAGCAATCCCATCATCGTAACGCTTGGTGTAAACTCCCAAGAGTATTCCTGTGTAAAATCCTAAAGATAATTCCCAACTCATTAATACAACCACATTACTTGTTGAGGCGATTCTGCATCGTCATCAGCATGAATAAAAGATTTAGCTATACCAATGCGTGTAAATCCTGCATCAAGCAAGCCTCTCACTATTTGCATTCTCTGATATGAACTCATGCAAGAAATATCAAATGCAGTTCCTCGTAAATGTGCTGAGTTTGGCTTTCCTCCAACTTCCATATTATGTGCTTTACTTCTCCAAGAGCTTGTAATTGTAAATGGTATATCTGCAAACTCTCTTGCCAGATCTAAACGCTCTAAAGACTTTTTATTAATCTTATCAAAGCAATTCTTTCCATCGCATGTAAACTCTTCCTTTATAAAAAATCTAGGATTCATCTCTTGTTAATTTCTTAATGTTATACAACAATGCACTTACTAGCACTAAGATAGTTAAAACTTGCTCAACTCCAATAAATGTAACACCTAATGCACCAAAGTTAATTCCATTAAATATGACTGTATCAATCTTTTCGTTCATTGACTTTTATTTTAGCTAAATATGTCTTTAGCTTCTTGATATTCTTTTTCTTTGGCTTGTACCCCATTAATCTATTTTGATGCCAGGATTGTATGCGTTACCTATTGGATCAATATCTGCATTTGAGTTTGAAGAATACTCAGGAAAAGAGCTTGTCTTATAAATCAAATAGTCTATAATTCTCTGCCCATAAAACTCAGCAGAATCCATTTGCTTTCTAATCAACCAATCAACATCGTTCTTAGTTGCAGCAGTTCCGTTCTCACTATTCTTTTGTGTAATCGAACCATTTGCTATCTTGTAGGATATAAACGGCAATGCTTCCACAATAGCATAATGCACTAAAGCATCTTGTATATAGTCATCTACTAGAATCTTATATTCCCCTGTTAAAGATGCACCATCAACTCCTGCTATATCATTCTCCAACTTCTCATATAACTTTGTTCCCAAGATAGCTTGCAAATGCTTGTCTTGTGAAATCTTAACGAATGGAAGTAAATACTCCGTGTCGATGTTATAATTTAGAGCAGTTGATGTTTTCAACCTGTCCTGTGATATGAATAAAACTGTTGCCATTATCTATTTTTTAAACTTCCTCTATTCGGTGTTGTTATCGGTGCAACTGCTTCCGTTCCTTTTTGCTTTACATAAGGATTGTTCCCAACTCGCTTTTCATTATCAAGACCTTTGTTCGGTAAGAACTTTCCTTTTACTTGCTTTCTAAAGTAGATTCTTCTCATCCAACCATGATAACAATAAACCCCACCTTTCCAAGTGAATAAATCGTATGTGCTAGAGCCTTTAGGTGCAAACTGCCCATTTACTCCATCTCTACCCATTTTTTTAATATCCTCGTATCTGAACTCAATACCAGAATTAGCCATCATTATCATTTCAGTACAGAATGGTCTGCTTGGATTCTTAGCTTGTTTAGTTGTAGTCTTTGCATAAGCATATCTTACCTTATATAAACCCTTATCTCCCCATTTAGACTTTTCTCCTGCCTTTGCATCAGAATCATTTGGTTGTCTATCAAAACCCTCAAACTCTTTGTGAAAATCAGGATTTGTTGTGTCGACTAATTCCTCACTCATCAACTCGTATTCTTCCTCATCGTTTACCTCTCCGTAAATCTTAAGCTCTTCGAGTAATGTTTCAGATTTAGCATCGTCAAGGAATGGTCTATCGTCATGCTTACAAGCACTCATTTTAACACCTGTTTCCTTTTCTTTTGTTTCCTTGTCTAAGTCTGCTAAATCCTCTGCAAATTCAATAGGCTGCAAAGTCTTAAAGTAAACATCTAAGTGAATGCCATTAACTGCAAGCACCTCATCAATCGCATCAATGATTATGTTTTGCTTTGGCTTTATAACTGTGTTGTCAAATAGCTGAGATGCAACCTTTATCTCCTCTGCATTGTTACCTAAACCTGTCTTATCTTTAATACCAAACAACATAGGAGATGTAACTCTATGCCCAACTAAAATCTTCTTTGTGCATTCCTCAGATAAGAACTTGTATTGCTCTGCTGCTTCTGAAATAGGAATTTGGTCTATCGTTGTAGCTTGTTGTTGGTTATCATTAAACGATAAAACAAACTTCTTACCACTTGTACTCGTAAACTTTTGCGTTATCTTTCTCTCAATAGCATCCTGCTCTTCTTTTGTAGGTGTACCATTGTTAAAGTTTACCATCATGCTTGGTGCAAACCCCTGCTGAATGTTTGTCAAGTGATAGTTTCCTATCTCCTCGTCTATCTCGCTCCATTGTAAAGAACCTTGATAGTCAACAGGAGAGAAATAAAAGAAGCCAGGAGAGTAAGGATGTATAACCATAATTTGGCTATCGCTCGACTTACGCTTTCCATCAAATGCATCTATTCTAATAGGCTTAAACTTGTCCTTTCTGAACTGCGACCAATCATCTGAATAATAATATGCTTGTATCTTTCCATCAACTGCCTTTTCTGGTCTTAAGTTCTGTATTGGAATATGCTTTGCTTTCTTAATCTCAGTCTTGCCTTTGTTCCAAACTACATTGAACGCAGCTTGACCTAACAACTTTAAATCTAAAGACACTTTTCGTATATCTTCATCTCTAAAAATGAGCTTCATTTTAGCATAGTCTAATGGTCTTTTATCTGCATCCGTTGCATCAAGACCTTGACCATAAATCATCTCGCCTATACCTGTAATAATAGCATTGTTAACTGCACTACCATTGAACCTATCTATAAGGAATTGATAGTAGTTGTTATCTCGCCCATATTCAACCCACTCCCTTGCAGGGTTCTCCTCAATCTTTGGAGTAGTATAGGAAGCCATTTGTACTAAATTTATCATGCTGCTTATTCTTCTGTGTTATAGTAAACGTAATTTCTTGCAGTTGGGTTTGCATACTCAGTAAATGTAACCTCACTATCTGCATCTATTATCATTGTACCCTCCCATCGTAAACCCAATACAACTGCGTTTGTTGGACTTGTATTTGAGTTGTTTGTTTGCTCATATACAACAACATTGTAAAATGAGTTTGTCTTTAATGCATTAAATGGAGCTGCGTTTGTAGGTACATCAAATCTTATTGCTCTTTGAGATCTGGCAACAGGAGAAAATACTCCGTATGTTGCAACTCTTGTTTGGTCATCTATTACACCAATCAAAAAGTAATTACCCTCTGCATCTACACATTGATTGTAAATGTTTAAAGACAATTTATTTACCGCAACACTTTGTAGCCAATGCTCCATTTACTTTTTCTTTTTTACTTTAAACGATTTGTGAATTTCACAACCTCTTTTTTTAGCATACATATCAGCAAACTGCTCTGCATCTTTGTGCATGTCAAAATATCTTGTAATAAGTATATCATCTCCATTTACATGCGTAATCTTGTAAACAGTTTTGCTCTTGACTTTATGTTTATCAAAGTAAATCATATTATTGAATCGTCTGAGTTATCTCGAATAAATTTAGCTGCTTCCGTTCTTGTCATTAAACAGTTGTTTGGATATTCCTTACCCTTACCTAAATCGAGCAATGCAGAAAGCTCCCCACTTACCCAACTAGCCTCTAGTTCTATTATATGAAATTTAGCCTTACCAATTTTAACCATTGGGTTAGCACCAAACTTTCTACGATTGTACTCTCCAAGCTCTTTGAACGTTGGATGCTTTACTCCGTTCTGGATACCCTCTTCATCGTACTCAGGTATTCCGTACGTAGCTACTAACTCTGTTGGTATTAGTTTATTAAAAGTTGTGTTATCTAAACACATATATACATTTCCTCTCATAATTAATTTGTATGTGCAGATAAACCTGCGTTATAATTGTTTTTTATTTCGTCTAATGTCAATCCTCTGTCGTAAGCTCTTGTATTATCGACTAAATTAGAGTAATATCTTGAGAAATCGTTGGTAGCATCTTTACCTATAAATTTACTCTCAGTTGAAGTAAAATCTACAGTATTATTACCACTCGCTACCTCAGAAATAACGCCATCATCTCCTTTATAAAATTTAAAGTTATTAGATGAATCTCTAATAATTGCTAAATAATACCATTTGCCTTGAGTGTATGTAAATGAATTTGTTGCTCCTCCAATTCGATAGTACACTTTTGTAGAATCTGTATAGAACCCTAACCCGGTCGTTGCTGCGATACTGCCGTTTATTGAGTATATAGCATTAAATATAGAGCCTACATAATTAAAGTCTGCTTTAGCCCAAGTTTCTAAAGTTAATTGACCACTAAAATCTAAATCAGCATCATCAGCCACCTCAGCATAACCACTTCCGTCTAAATTAAACGAGTTCAATCTATCTCGAACTGCGTTACCATCTATGTCTTGAGATGTGTTGCTTGGATTAGGAATTAAAGTTACACCTGTTGCAACTGCTCCGATGCTAAAGTTCATCATTCCTAGTTGTGGTATTCTTGGTTGAGCAGGTTCGTGTGTAGCACCATTTATAGTACCATTATTACCCCCTCCTGAACTATCGTAAACTGTTGAGCCTGCACCCTCACTTAAATGCCAATACCCTCTTAAATCAGATAATTCTATTGACGAGCCCTCTCTATCAGTTACTAAGTTTTGAGGGTTTGCGTAATCGTAAGCGATGTCATCAAGTGATAAGTTTTCATTGTAGAACTGAATATCTGACAATTGGCAATCACCGTAATTAGAACCTATCCTACCAAAACCTAAACCTAACAGTGTTTTACTAGGGAAATTTATAACTACTCTTTGCCATTGATTTAAAGTTACACTTTCAGTTTGCACGTAATTTACATAAATAACTTTACCCGATAGATTTGTGCAATTAATAGTTCCTTGGTTGTTTTGTATTCCTATTGTACCATTCATGATACCTCCAAGCCAAATGATAGAATCAAATTGTTGACTTACAAGTGGCTTGTACCAAAAAACTACACTTTTAATTGATGTTGGATATGAAACAAATTCTACTCTATCAGTTGAGCCATTAAACTCAAGAGCCTTACCTGTAAACAACTCTCCTACATTATTGTTGCCCGATTTGTCAGGTGTGAATTGGGTTAGTTCTTTTACGGATACGTTTGAAATTGAGCCTTCAAATAACACATTCGCTTGAATATAAATTGTATTTGACACTGCTGATACCTTAGCAATTATAGTGTAAGTACCTGCTTCAGTTATAGTAAGCTGAGGATTGGCTGTACCTGTGTAAATTGAAATATAACCTGCATCTACCGAATCAACAGTAATTATAGTTTTATATACTTTAGTTGGCGTATAAACAACTTGTGCTAGAAGAGAATTGCTTGTTTGTGAGCCATCACAAGTAGCAAATCCATTTCCTACCACTTCCCAACCTGCACCCTCTACCCAATCCGAATCAAGAGCAAAGTCTCCATTAACAACTTCCTCCCTACCTAATGTTTCGCTCGTTTCAAATCCAAGCCACATCTTTAGATTGGTTGTAATTACCTCTGCTGCAGCCGCACCAATTCTCCTAGCTACCTGTATTGCATTTGCTATAGATATTTGCATAGACTACCAAAGGGCTACAATATTAGTTGCTATCGTTCCTGTAACAACAGCCGCATTTACTCTAAGTACTTGAACAGGTATAAATAATCCTGCAGGTACTCCTACGAACTCAACGGTATCACCTCCGGCTGTTAAAACGCTAATAGTCCCTTCACCACCGCAGTATAATACGCATCCGTTCTGAGAGTTATTTGCTTGTGAATAGATAGTGTAAGCTGTGCCTGTTGGTATACTAACTGAAGTACTAAGAACAGTAGCACTATCAATAGCGGTTACTGTTGCTGCAACTGTACCTGCATATACAATATCCCCAATAGATACTCTTTTATCTAAAAAAGAAGCATCATCATCAGTTAGTTTATTTGCTGTACCCGCTGTTGTTACTCCTGTAGCTGAAACTGCAGCTACATTTGGTATATTTATAGTATTGCTAGGTATTACAGCTAACGCTCTACCTGCTTGTAATTTTTGATATGCCATTACTTCTTATCTTTATTGTAGGGGAAGACCCTGTTTAATGTATCCTTTCTTTGACCACACCCGCAATCCTTACCTGTAGCTTGTGCAATCTTATTAACAACAGTCTTTATGCCCGTTGCCTTTGTGAACTTTTCTACAGTATCTCCTAATCCTTTTGACTCCATTTAATTACCTTTTAAATCACCCAAGTAAACGCCTTGCTTTCTATCCCAAGTATACGTTATGCCGTTTTCTTTAAAGGTGGGTCTGTTCAACATTTTAGGTCCTGCCTTCTTAGGTTTGTTAGCATCTGACTTAAGGACACCGAAAGATTTCTGTTTCTTTACTTTATCCTGAGGCGTATCCGCTAAAGGCTTTCCTAAATCTCTTTTATATTTAGCCATTACTTTTTGATTATAGAACTTAAGTGTGCCCCTACTTTACCACCCTTAATACATTGGTGCTCGTATGACATTGAGTGGTCTCCACCATAAGCGTGACCTGAATCTTTCTTAGACATAGCCTTCGACTCATCTCTTCTTGACTTCATTGACTGAGACTTCTTTCCGTTCTTAGCTCCTAATGATTCGTCTAATCTTGAATTGTAACCTTGCTTTTTCATAATATCTTTTATTTACCGTAACCTGCTTTACCACCCTTCTTTTTAGCGGCTGCTACTGCTTTTCTTCTTAGAGAGCTATCCGCTTGGTTTTGCTTTTTAGCGGCTGCCTTTTTTTTACTATCAGGGTTTGCAGCGTTTTCTTTTATCTCATTTCTCATACTAGCTTCTCTTTGCTTTAATTTAAAAGCATCTCTTCCGCTTACAGGTGATTTACCCGCTTTAACTTTTTTCTTTTTTTCAGTATCAAAAATAGAATTTGACAATGGCGTATTCAAATCTCTCATAATATATTTTTTTGTTTCTACAAAGATAGCAAATTATTTTGTGCTACTTTTGTTACTACAAATCTACAAAATTTAATCGAATGAATAATGACTACCTAAAGTATTGGCGTGTAATAAGATACTTCATAAAAGCTAAGTACAATCTAACACAAGGCGACTTAGATGTTGTGCTATTTTTAAACTCAGAAGGTTACTTCGATAAAGCAAAGTTTGATGAGTTTGATGAACTACTAAGTTGGGATGAGGGAAGGTTTAAAAGATTGCTGCGTGATGGATGGATACAGGTGTTTAGAAAAAGATGTGGCCCAACCAAAACAATATACGTGCTCTCATACAAAGGCAAGAGAGTATGCACCTCAATCTACAAGAAACTAAATGGTGAAGAGATACCAACTAGTTCAGCAGGTAACCCTATGTTTGCAAAGAATGTGAAGTACACCGATAAGGTGTATAGGAACTTTATTAAAGAGATGAACGCTGCTACACGACAACAACGACATCGTGCTCCTGAATAATCGTAAACTGCTCGTTCTCAATAAACATAGAGTAACCGGCCCTACTATCGTAGTATATCGTGTCACCCTTGTTGATTACATTCACGTCAGTACCTGATTCAGATACGTTAGCTTTCTTATAGCGTATACCATCAACGTCATCACCGGACAAAAGAAGTCCTGACTTGGTTTTTACCTCTTCCTTGATTTCTTTAATCGCTATGTATTTCCCTATTGGTTTCATCTAGTATCCTGTTAAAAGTTTTAGTACGTCATTTATTGCTTGGTGTCTGTGGTTGTCCTCTAGGATTACCTTGAACACGTGCTTGCTATCCTTAATCTTATGAACGTCATCAATCGCTGAGTTCAGCGTAGACCCTAAATCAATCTGTTGGTTGTCTCCACAGAATATCATTATTGAATCTTTGCCCAATCTACCCAACGCCATACGTAGCTGTGGCTTAGTTAGGTTCTGAAACTCATCCACAATAACAACAGCGTTGTCAAATGTCATACCCCTGAAGTGTGCAAGAGACACAAGCTCAATCTCCTCCTGCTCCACCATCTTTGCTATCTTCTCAGGCTTGTTATATACCTTACGCATATTAGACATAATAGGTACAAGCCAAGGCTCTAGCTTCTCCTTCTCATCACCGGGCAAAAACCCGTTATCCTCAGTAGCTACCGTAGGTCTTGTGATTATTATCTTGTTGTACTGCCTTTTAAAGAATAAATCCAAAGCCACCTGTACGGCTAAGAGAGTCTTACCTGAGCCTGCTTTCCCTACAATAAAGCTGTAGGCGTGATTCATTATATTCTCCTTTGCTTTCTTTTGCTCGTCCGATAAAGTT